CGCATAGCCATTCCCGGTCACGTCAGTGCCGCCACCAGTGTCGCTAGGTGCAGCCGTAAAAAGGCCAACATACCAGGCAGTTGGGCGTGTTGCGCTGCTAGATGTGAAAACCCAGGTTAAAACTAGGTTTTCGGTGTAGTCGGTAAAAGATGACATGGTCTAGTCCTTATCCAAAAGTCTTTGCACGGGTCAGCAATGCACCACCAGAAGATGCACCGCGATCATCGGCAGTTTGTAAATCGTTCAAGGCTCGCTCATACAGCGTTGCCCATGTCTGAATTCTCGCATCATCTTGCAAGTATGGTGCAGCCTGGAGAAGACTTCCATACAGATAAATGTCAGGACTTGAAGACAAAAGCCAATTGCTGGTGTTGCTAGTTGATAACTTTGACAACTTTGCGTAATAGGTCAGCTCAGTGGTGTAATTTGCGTCTGGTGTTGGGACAATGCGGAATTGCCCACCAACAACACCAAAGAATCGTGGCTTGCCACTGGCTGTATATTCGGCAGCCTTCTGGTCCAAGGCATCAATGCTCAAAAACTCCAATGGAGTCTGTGGATTTGTGCTGGTCAGTTTGAGAGATTTGGTTTCAAGAAAGTCGCTTGGCACAGCACCATATTGCGCATCAAAAGAAGCATTGGCCCTCACAATCATTTGCCTGGTGCGCAGTGTTCGTTCCACTTGTGCCTCGGCCAAAGAGATAAAGTCAGGAATGACTGTGGTCAGGTCTGACCGATTAAGCCAGTCACCAATGGATGTCTTCAGTTCTGCATAAGTTGTCAGTGCCATTATTGGGCCTCTTTTTCCATTTCCTCTTTCACAATCCAGGTGTGGTCATGGCGAAACTCAAATGTGCCAATGTGGCCAATTTCCTTTGAGACATCATGGTCGATGTAGATTTTGTAGCCAAGCTCTTGTGCTTTCTTACAAAAGAACACATCTTCTCCCATATAGCCCCTGGTGGTCTGCCATGGCATATCAAACCATGGCTCACTCATGCCCTCAAACACCTCGCGCTTGATCAGCATTATGCCTGTTCCAATGCTTCCCACCTCTTCCAATCCAGTCGATTCTGGCATCGTATAGACGGGCTGGCGCTTGCCATTCTCGTCATAGTTCTGGGCTGTTGGGCCAGTGGGCATTCTGCGCCTGGCGCAGTTGGCAGCCACGATGGGTTTGTCATGGGCCAAGAGTCTGCCGACCATGTCCTGTGGGAATGTCATGTCAGAGTCGATGAAGAGAATGTGGGTGCAGCCCTCTCTCATGGCATCCAGGCAAAGATCAGCCCTTTGGTTTTGGATGATTGTGCCTTGCATCAATTTCAGACTGATTGCGTCTGTTGTATTGAGTGTGTGATACGCCACCATATTGACCATGCAATATGTGTAGTTGGTGTGGACCTGATCACGGGCAGGGGTGCAGACAGCAATGTAGTTCATACTTTTCCAGGTCGAGTCCTAAAGAATTGATTTTCGCTATCGTTGAGCCAGCGTTTCATGTATTCCTGGTCATCGATCTTACCTTCGGCCTTCATCTTGTAATAGAGAGCTTCTGGGATGGATGCGACCAAGTGCCATTCACCTTTCCAGGTGGCTTTTTCATCCACAGCGTTGTAGATGGCTTTGTTGGCCTCAATGACATCGGTCACATCTTGTTGTGTCTGGATGGTGACTTCATCGTTGTCGGTGTTGTAGTGCCAGGTGCGTGTTATGCCTTGCTGGGCGTTTACATCAAATAATTTTTTTTCAATCATTTTAAAAAAAGAGCCAGGTTTCCCTGGCCCTTTCCATTGCTTCCGATTAAGAAGTGATCAAGTCAGCGGCCAAGCCGTGGGCATTTTCAGCCAACACTTTGTGACCCCACTCAACGATCAGCATGCGTTTTTCAGCGTCACCAGTCTTGGCCAATTCGACTTGCTGGTAAGGACGCAGCACAGTCATCTTGGCGTAGTCAGGATCGATCACCCATGCATCGCGCTCACGCTGGAATCTATTAGCGATGACCTGGACATTTCCGAAATCTGAAACATAGATGTCAACCGCGCCAACCAAAGTGGCAGGCTTTGCACCACCATCAATGTTGAAACGGCTGGAGGCAATACCAGAGAAACCTGACACGCGCTGTTTGTTAACAGGACCGCACATCAAAATCTTAGGTGTACCGCCTGCGCTCCACACTTTCTGAATCACATTTTTCAAAATGGTTTCAGTGAATGTGCGCACATTGCCGTCTGTACGGGCGCTGTTTGGCAGCGTTGTGTAAGATGGATCAGCACCATTAGTCTGCTTGTCAGTGTTTGTTTTCACAAACGCGCCCAAAGAGGCAGTGACACGGGCAGTGGTGGAATCACCAGCAACAGCAATGCCGCCATTGAGCATGACATATTCCTGGTCGCGCTTCAATTCAGCACCGCGCTTGGCGATCTGATAAGCCAATTCACTGCGGCGACCAGCCTTGTTCACCACTTCTTCAGTAGCTGACAAGATGATTGTCTTGCGTGAAATTTGCGCGTAGTTTTGCATACGCACAGTTGCAGTCACAGAGTCAAACGATGCAACATCGTCACCCTCCAACTGAGCATTGGCAGCAGCGCTGGCCAATGTATCTGTCTGCCACTCATACAAACTGTTGGACACATTCTCGCGGCCAATGTTTGAAGAATATGGAGTTTCCTCTGGTGCAATGTTTGTGATCACATTGCTCAAGTCCTCACGAATACCCTTTGCAGAGTATGTCAAAAATGTATTGCTAACGATAGCCATAATTTCCTCATTTCAATAGAAGTTCAATTGCAGAGGCCGCATCATCGACACGGCCAGTTTTTGCAAGACGCTGCTTTGCACGAGTAGCCTCAGTTGTTGTCGAAACCCGACCAGCTGCTCCAGGCTTGGCTGGTCGTGGGCCATTGTTCACCACAGGCTTAATGCCTTGGCGTTTACTTACCATCTGGTCGTACATTGCCGCTTTACGCAGCAACAACACCAGTCGGTGGTCGTAAACACTCTTCAAGTCTTCATCGGTAAAGCCTGCCGCCTTTGCAGACTCAATCACCAGCGCCTTCTCGGCCTTTGCCTTCTTGGGGTCTTTCCATTCCGGCAGGGCTGCCAATAGGGCTTCTTGCTGGATGGCAAGTTGGGCCTCCATGGCGCGCTGTTGTTCATACTGGGCCACCTGAGAAAGTCGCTGCTGCTCGGCCTGAATAGCACCTAATTTCTCTTGTCGCTCCCGCATGACTTCCTTTTGCCTCACCCACTCAATCGGGTCTTCGTGATAAAGACGATCCAGATCGACTTGAGGCTCTGAAGACTGAAGTTGGGCTTGCAATGCTCCCAACAATTGAGCGTACTGCTCACGCTCGGCCCGGACTGCTTGCGTCTCTGCCTCAACTTGCTTTCGCACTTCGGCAATCTGCTGCGTTTTCCGGGTGTAGTCCTGAGTCCTTGAATAGCCTTTTTGGAGTTCGTCCAGCGTCACAGTAACTTCTTTACCATCAACTTTGACAGTGAAAGTCTGCTGCTGTTCTTCCTCTTCAGGCTCTTCCTCTTCTTCGGACTGTTCCTCTGAAGTTTCCTCCTCTGGCGCGTCTTCCACACCAGAGTCCTCCTCTTCAGAAGCCGCTGTCTCGGTCTCCTCTTCGGATTCCTCGACTGGCTGCGTCTCAGTAACTTCTGCCTGTCCCTCTTCGGGGGCTAACATTGCTGAGATAGCACTGACCGCATCGGTCATATTCATTGCTGTTGTTTCTGCCATAGTATTTTCTTAAATTAGATTTTTCTGTGATTTGTTCATCGCGTTCTGTGCAATCTTGCCGTTGTCCATGATCTTGATCAACTCTTGCCGCAGACCATCAATGGCCTGCAACATGCACCACGCTGTTTCACGCTTCACAGACTCTTCGGGTTTCGATGATCGAAATACCCAAAGTTGGTCATTTTCCAATTTTGCAATCGCTGCATTGAGGGTTTCATCCTCAAGCAGCTGCTTGGCCTTTCGGCCTTTATTTACCTGGTCTTCGTTTGTACTCACTGAGCCATTCCGTTAAAGGTTGATGGGGGCATCATCTCAGGCGCTGGTGGCTGCGGCTGCTGCACAAACTGTGCGGCTTGCTGCTGGGCCAATAGCGCCTGCTGACGCATTGCTTCACGATCAACATTCTGGGCCGCATCAATTTCGGCTGTGCTGATCTGTGATTTGTACTTTAACTCAATTTCATACTTTTTGAGATACATGTCTTGAGCCATTTTGTCCCGTGCCAAGTCATCGTCCAAAAGCATTTGCTGGCGCTTTAGCTCTAGCTCGGCTGCCTTTTTCTGGATATCGGCCTTAATGGACTCAGCCTGCACCTGGGCCAAGACCTCTTCTGGCGTTGGCTTTGGTGTGGGTGTGGGCGGCACATAGTCAGCAGGGATTTGCTGAAAGTAGCTTGTCGTGTCTTTGAATCCAGACAGTTCCACAATCTTGCGCAATGTATTGCTGAATTGCTGTGGCGTGACCAAGGGATTTTGTGGGCCAAGCTGCTGCAAGATTTGCTCTTGCTTAGCCATGATCATCATCAAAGCCTGGAGCTTCTCGTTGGTATCGCCATTGCCCAGAGCAATGTTGATGCTGGCATCCATGGACACATCCCAGGCGCGTGGATCAATTTGCACCCACTCATTGCGCAGACGCACCATGCGTGCTTTGTCCTGGTGTGTGATGGCCAAGAATAAAATACCCTTGAAGAGCTTTTTCATGCCTTCAGCCAGGATGCGTGCTGTCAGCTCAATACGGCCTTGGCTGGCGCTGATTGTGGCGTTTACAGCGGCTTTGGTACTGGATTGCAATGCATCAGCATTCAACCCCATGGCCGCCTTGCTCATGCCCGTGCGATCTTCCTTGATCTGATCCATGTATTCCATCATCGGGAATGCAGCCTGGCCAACAAATGGTGTTGACAAAGGCTGGACCATGCCAGGCGCACGCATGCGAATAATCGCGCCTGTCTCGTTGTTCAAGACATCGTCAATGTTGACTTGGCCTTCGACCACTGCCGTGCGTGGGTGGATGGACTGAGCCAGGCTGTCCAGCGTATTGCGCAAGATTTCTGATTTGATCTCTTGCAAGTCGCGGGTAATGTCAAAAATCGACATTGCCTCCAAGGGGCTTGTGTGCGGCTCTGGATCGCAGGGAAAGTCGGCAAATGGAATGTAGCTTGCTGGCAGATTGCGCACCACCTTATAGCCACCCCCCATGCAGCAGACTTTTCTAAGTTCGGCAATGCCGTCACCATCGTAGTCCACGCGAGAATAAGCCTCAACATACAGCACTCTGCGCATCATCGGATTGGCAGCGTCATTCGTGCCAAATGTTGTACTCAGTGGCTGACGCGCCAAATACTCGTCATTGCTATCCAGGTCTGTCGTTGACAGATTCTCTTCAATTTCATCCTGGTCATAACCCATGGCCATCAGGTCGGCCACAGTGGCCATCTGGCGGTGGGCAATGATCGTGGCATCGTCAAACGATCTGGCGCGTCTGTCCAGCAGCAGCTCCTCTGGCGGCACGGCCATGATCTTGATACGGCCATCCTTGGTGATGCGCTTGATTTGCACATCGTGGACCATGGCGGGTGGCGCTGTCACTGGCTGACCAGTCAATGGGTCAACAGTAGAGATTTGCAGCTCATCAACTTGTGGGTCTGGATAAGACACCACAATCTTGACTTCAGCGCCAGGCTCTTGCATCAGCATCTCTAGCGTCTGGTCATCGAGGCCAGAATACTCCTCAATCCGCACCTTCTCTTCATCTTCCCACCAGAATTTGGCAATGCCGCACTTGCGCACCAGGGCATCTTTGAAAATGGCGTAACTGGTCAAAAACCCGTTGTTGTCGTTTTGGAAAATGTAGTTGGCGTAATCTGTTGCCTGCTGCGCCATCTTCACATCTTCTGGGCCACGGGGCGTGAATTCCACCACATTCTCAGAATTGAAAAACACCCGCATCAGGCTTGGCAGCATGGCGCTCACAGTGTCGCGCACCTCCATGGCCACCACTTTGCTGTTGCCTTCGACCTCATTGCCGAATAAATCCCCACGATAGTATTCAGTACCCTTGGCGCGTGTGGGTGACAGATCACTGTCCACATAGCTCACCGCATCGGTCAGGTCCTGGGTGATGATGCTTTGCAGCTCTGCATCGTCCATGGGCTGGGTGGCTGCAATGTCAGTCGATAAATTTTCGGTAATGTTTTCAATCATGGCTTGACCTTTGTTAGAACCACAAACATGGAGTCCACAGCCCGTGGCGTGCGGATAATTTCGTCTTGTGGCAATTCTAGTGCTTCTCCCACCTTTGAGAGCCTCATTTCCAGTGTTGTCAGCTCAAACCGATCTGGCCAGCCTAAGTACCAGTGCCACTCGGTGTAATACTTCCAGGAATTCTCGTTAAATGCCCGGACATGGGTCGGGTCTTGCCACGCGCCAAGACTTAGGTCATAAGGCACATGGATACGCATCTGGCCGCCCACCTTCAGCAGCTCTTTGCAGTTGGTCATGGCATCGACCAAATTTGGGATGTGTTCCAGCACATCGTTGGCCAGAATAGTGTCAAACATGCCTGGCACGATCTCAAGCTGGCCAAACCTGGTCTCCAGAGTATCACCCCATTTGACTTTGCTGATATCGACCAGCCAATCAGGATTCTTGCTGGCCTGGATATCTGCATTGAGATACTCAGCGCACCAGTCTTTGCCAGAGCCTAGATTAAGAATCAAACCAGGCACTCGCATAAGTTGGTCGATTCTCTTTGAGCCATGGCAGCGCATCTTCATGCAGTTTTTTGGCATTAAAGCCAATTGTGTTGCTGCCTATGTGGTGGACATAGCTGGCGCTCACAAAATGCGAATAGCCTTTCTCAATCAAGTCCCTACAATGCACATCATCTGAGTACCAATTCAGAGGCGGAAACTTTGCCTCTTCAAACGCATCGCTTGATATCCAGGCAAAGATGGGGCTAATCTCTTCGACCATCTTGATATGGACTTCGGATGGGTATTTGTAAAAGTACAGCTTTTCGTTTGGCTCACTGATGCGCACATTCTGACAAGGCCGGGCTGCATCAGTCCTAGATGCCACCCACCCAGCCTTCACGCTGTTCATGGTCTTGATAATGGCCACATCTTCCATCAGTGTCTGCACGCTGCTTGGGGTTAACACAATATCGTCATTGGCCACAATGCATGATGACCAGTCTTTCATGGCCGCTTCAATAATTTCGTTGTAGTCCTCGCCAAAGCTCCTTGGCTGGCCATAGATTTTGAAGTCAACATTGAAGTTCTCGATCACCGACTCTGGGCCTCTAAGATAAACCGGACACTCTGGCGCGTACTGCTTAATGCTCTCCAGCAGAACGGCCAGACCATGACCCTTGACAGTGGCAATGACGATCGGACAGATCATTTCTTGGCCTTATTCCTGGCACTGATCGCAGCCGCCTTGGCCTTGGCATCAGCCTTGGAGCTTGCGCCCCATGCCTTCAATGACAGCAGCAACCTGGTCGGCTCGCCACCTTTGTACTCAGGACCAGGCATGTTGCCCATGCGTGCCAAGAAACTGGCGCGCCTTGGGTTGTCGCCAGCCTTTACTGGCGCTTTCAGGTCCATGCCTTGCGCTTTTGCGCTGGCACGGCCCTTGGCATTTAAGCCACCAGAGGGGCTTTTGCCCTCTTTGCGTTGCCAGGCTGGGGTCTTCATTTTTTGGGCTTCTTTGCAGTCTTGGCAGCGGCCTTGAAGTCAGCAGCTGATGGAGCGCCTTTACTGCCGGGCTTTCTCATCTTCTCTTTGCTGCCTGCTGCAATACGCGCCTGCTTGGCGTGAATGTTGGCGTAGAGTCCTTGCTTCATTCTCAATCCTCCATTTGGCCCTGGTCTTCGCCATCTTGCTCACCCGTATTTGGTCCACCGACTACCCAGGCATCGCATGTGCGGCTTGCTGCACATTTGAAGTCAAAAATTTCGCAGTAACCCAGGTCGGCCAGCTTGATCGTTCCCCATGGGTCAGCCTCGTTGCCAATACCCTGGGCAATGCACTGCTTGATCTTGTCAGACACATTAAATGCTGCGCAGTTACCGCAAAGACTTTGCTTGGCATCGTCAATGCTCACATCCCAAGTATCAGCCTTCTTTTTCCAAAACGCAGTATTGGGCAGCGCTGGATTCTCAGGACCATAGGCCGCAGTGGTGATTGCCTTGGCGCGATTCTTCAAGTTCAGCGTGATGTCTTGCGTTGGCATAGGGCAGTTCTCGCCTGCGCTCATGTCCTCGCCAGGCTCTTTGTCCATGACCTGGCTCATGGTGCGTTGCATGGTGGCCATTATTTTTTCGCTTTCTTTTGCTTAATCTTGGCTTCACTCAAAGCAATGGCAATTGCCTGCTGTGGATTCTTCACCACCTTGCCAGTGCCACCGCTGTGCAGCTTACCAGTCTTGAATTCATGCATCACTTTGCCGACCTTCTTTTGCGCTTTAGACATTGCCTTCATGGCGATCCCCCTTCATGGTTAATGGATGTCGCAATTATGCGACTCTGGACAGATTTCTGCGCAGTGGCTGCGACCACTTGCTCGATCCACTGCTGCCGTACATTCCGGCCATGGCATCAGACGCAAATGTCAGGACAAACGCATCAGCCTTATCAGGGCTTGGCAATCCTCTTCGCTTGATCTCGTCTTTACCCTCAATCTGAATCTTGCCGTTGCTGGTGAAACTGTACCGCACAGTGGCCAATTCGTTGACCAGGACATCATCCCGTGGCAGTTTGCAGTCCCGCGCCTCCAGCCAGGCACGCGCTCGATACCAAAGCTCAGCCTTTAGGTTTCTATATGTGCCGCCCATGGCCGGGCTTTCAGACACATTGATGCCACGCGCTGGCAGGCCCAGCTCTCTAAGCCTGTCCACCACCCCAGCGCCCAGGCCAATACTGTCCACTAATATCTCTTTGGGCTGAGCACTCGGTGCAAGTGCCTGGTACTCGGCCACCACTGCGCCAGTCAATTGCATCAGGTCCAGATTTTTCCAAGTCTTAATCGCCTCAGTCACCGCATTGCCTTGGCGCTTGCACAGGGCTGATCGGTCTGATCCAAACCTGGCCACATCCAAGCCCCAGATCATGGGCGCATATTCACTGGCGGCCACATCGCGATTCAATGCACTTTCCAGTAGGTCCATGGCAATGATGGTGTCATCATCACCCTTTGGAAACTCACCCACCACCCTGATGCGATAGACATTGCTGTCTTCCCCATAGCGCATGGCCATCTCTTTGACATACTCATCCGACACCCTCGGTGAGTCCAAGCAGCTCACCTGGAATGTGGTCCACTCATCCGACAGCCTGGTGTGCGTGTCGTAGAAAAAGCCACTGCTTCTGACCGGATTGCCCAAAAGCAGCGTCACCGCATTATGGCCAGACATCGATCCAGCCGCAGCCTCAAACACTTGCTCCGGCACACCAGAAGCCTCATCGGCCACCAGCATCACATTCTCTGAGTGAATTCCCTGCAAAGCCTCTGGCTGCTCTGCCCTAGATGTCCTGGCACTTATAAACATCTCAGTCGGTGCAGCATTGAATTCAATCCTCTCTTGCTTGACAGTCAAGAGTCCCTGCAAAGGCACAGGCATCGTATTGATCCAGCGCTTTAGCTCTGCAAACATCGCATCGTACAGTTGGCTTGATGTCGGTGCAGTGACCACCACCTTCACAGGACTCCTGGTCATGAAGTACCAGAGCATGGCCCAGCTCGATGCCGTACTTTTCCCCACCCCGTGGCCAGACCGAACACTTATCTTCCTGTCCCCACGGGCAATGGCCCTCAAAAACTCAATCTGCCACTTGTCAGGGTCAACCCCCAGCACTTCCTGGACAAACAGCACCGGATCAGGCTGATACCTCTTGACCCACTGCTCAAACACATTTTCTTTGATCATGGACTCATTGTCCGATAAACAGCCCACTGCTTTGCAGGCATCGCAAACTTATGCGCGTTCAGCTCATCATTCCGCACCAGGATCAACAGCTGCATCGTCATGGCCAAATCGTAATACCCACTCTCAATGGCCTCCAGCATCTTGATCCGCAAATCCAATATCACCACTTCCAAATGCAATGTTGTCAAAAGCTCATTCATTTGTTTTGCCTCACTTGCTTCAAATTCCTACCCGTGACCCTATCGGTCCAGCACGATGCACACACCCACCTGGTCGCACTCATCTCAACCCCACCCTCTGGCGGCCTCTCCCGATTGCACTTGCTGCACATCTGCAATTTATGCGCATGCATATTCCCATTCAATCGAATGTGATTATTTACAAAATTACTCTTCATTTTCTGGCCGGACAGTTTCTACCCTGATTGCAATTTCCATTGCATGGTGGACATTTATATTTATTTACTGGATTTTCTGGATTTTGTTGTTTTGATGTATTAACCATTTATCACCCAATAATCTAATTGACTTAATATATTGCTTTTGATTATGTCGGTTAATATGTCGCGGCACATATTCAGAATTGAATAACTGCCGTACCTTTGTGAGCATTTGCGTTTTCATTTAATCAATCCCTCCAGGTCACTCTTATCAATCCACAAGGTCCAGGTGTATGTCCCATTGGGCCTTGTCACCAAACAAAACACCTTGTCAGAAATTTCATCCATCTGGTCCAGGATGATCAAGTCCTGTCCCTGGTAAGTGATGCAGCCTTCTTTGATCTTCATCGCGTTTTCCTTTTTTTAGATTGTCAGGGATTTTTGCGCTTTATGTCAACTAGTTCAAAATTTTTTTAAAAATTTTTTTTTGTAGGTGTTTAGCACCGCCACAGCCGCCCCCGCCAACCCGGCCATGGGGGGGTCTCACGCCCAGGGCGGCTGGCGGCCACGGCAGGATTGTCCACAGCACTTTGTCCACTTCTATCCACAGATTCCTGTGGATAACCACACATGTAACACCAGAGCATTGCTTTTTCTGTGGATATCGACTTATCCACTTAACATAATGGTCATTGTATAAAGTCATTGACTACTTCGGTATTCACTTCATTCGATTGTGATGCTTCGCTTGCGCAGCGCATCGAGCGCCATGCTTCCCAGGTCGATGTTGACCAGTGGCTGCTGCTTGTCGCTGAACTCTTCAGAGAGCTTACTGGCCAGCCAGCGCCTGGTATCCACGCGCAGCTTGGCCACTTGCGCCTCTTGAGGGCTTGCACTGTCTGCGATCTCCAGCGTCTGCTCTGCTAAACTTCGGCCACCTCGCGTGCGTGCGCGTGCGAGAAGCTCTCCCCGTTTGGCATCTTTTTCGATCCATTTGTAGAAGCCACCGATGCTGATGTCCAAAGACTTAATCACCGAATCGATGGTCTTGCCTTGTGAGATATGGTCAAAGAGCATGGCTTCACCGCCAAAGGCGTGAATTTTCTTATTGATCCCAGACATCTCTTTGCGCTCGATGGCTGCCTGGTCTTTGAGTGTGAGCTGCCTCTCGACAATGTTGTCAGCCAGTTCACTCAATGTCTTTGCACTCTTCTTTGCTGTTGCCATTCAAATACTCCTCAATCGTTTTAATTGCATCGGCTGCTGACCTTGCGACCACTGACCGATATCCTTTTGCGTTTAACTGCAAAGCAATAGCGCTTTGCTTCTCTTTCACAGTCCCTGTCTTGGTCTTCATCTCCACAAACAGTGCATGAAACCCGTTTTTAGCCTCCAGGACGCACAGATCAGGCATCCCTGCCAGTACACCCTCAGAATGCAATCTCACGCGCTCTGAGGCCGTTCTATCGCCTCCATTCGGTATTGCCGCAATGATGATGTCCGGATAAAACGCACGAAAGTGCTGCACCACCTTGACCTGGTCAATGTGTTCAACACTCTTTCTCTTGCGCTTTAAGTCAACCACCATTCCTCGGATTCTACAACCGAGGGTTTGGCCTGGAACATGTGGCAGCGGTGTTTCACATCGGTCGGGAATGCGGCAAGTCCCGTTTTGGCGCACTGGTGTTCGGACCATGAGATTGCCGCCCATCCATTGCGAATCTTTGCCTGGTCAAACATCCATTGAAGTGGTTTTGCGTTGACCTTGCGGTGCTTTTCCATTTGCTCTGCTGGCATTGATTGGCGCATCTCAACCAAGTCGAGGTGACGACAATTTCTGCACCAGTTTCTGTCATCAAATTCATCAACCATGATTTGCTCCTAAAAACACTCGAAAGTCGAAGGGACGCCCTATAGCATTTCGTCCCTTCGTCCCTTCGACTTTTGACATCAAAAAACCTCTCATGCGTGATGTCAGAATGCACACAAAAGTGTGCATATCTGACAATACACTCCGAGCAATTGAATCGACAAGACCGAGGTGACAATCGACAGGACCGTCTCTTCGTCCCTTCGACTTTGCGACTTGAATCTGGGCCGTTTTAGTGGCGCTTCTGGTCATGTCAATTGCACCCATAAATTGTTTAAGTCGGTGTCATTGAAGTTGTGAAAGATGGCCGTGCCGACTGCCTTTTTGACATCGCTTCTGTCAGCGCCTGGCACGTTTTGGTAAATCTCTGACCACTCCAGCTGGTAAAAATTGGCCAGTTCTGGTGGTGGAATTTTGGGGCAATGGCTGCCTTTTCTGATGATCACTTGCTGGTGCTTGTTGATCATGCTTTGGACAAATATGACCGCCTTATCGCATTTGTCCTGGATGCGCTGCTGCTTTGTATCGTTGACCCTCTCGATTTGAGCTTGCTTGCGATCTTCTGCGCTGGAGGCTTGTGGCGACACGATCACGCAATTGACATCTTGTAAATTGCCGTGCCTGTTAACGACAGCCTCATGGTGGATGTGGCTAATTAGCAATATTTCCCTAAAAACTGGCTCATAGCGTGTTTTTACCAGGCGAAGATATCTGTTGTTTTCCTCGTCCATGAAAAGCACAGCTGTTAAGGTTGCATCTCCCGTGTAGGCACTTGCACCACGGGCCATGGCACTGTCATCTTCCTTGGACATGGTCTTGGCCGTGTGGGTGATGATGCAGATCGATGTGTTGAGCTTTGTGAATATGGTCTGCTTGAGCGCTGCCATGAATGCACCGACTTGGCTGTTGTCGTTTTCATTTTCAATATCCAGCGTTGCATTGGCCGTGTCGATAATCACCCATGGTCGCTCATTGTTAATCGTGTTTTCAATAACATTGTGCGCAAGTTCAATAACCTCATCGGCTGTTGATCTAATTGATTCAATCAAAACAAAATAATCAGTTAATTCACTGGCGCTGATATTCATGTGCTTTGAATATGCATATAAAGAGCGCTTTACTTGGGCAGTATCTTCAGAGACATAGATAATCTTTCTCCGGGCCTCTGCTTTGATCTCTGAATCGCCAACCTTAAAGCCTGCTGCAATCAGTGCAATGGACAGCATGGCCGTAGTCTTGCCCGCTCCTGGCTGCCCGGCAATGACTGAAAAGCTGTGGGCAATAAAGCCATCAATCAGATAATCGACTGGCTCTAGTTGGCCAAGATTAAGGGAGATTGGCTGCCACCTGGTCTTTGCTGCTTCAGGCTTTGGGCTTTCAGTTTGCTCCATGTACTTGATGCCGAAGTCTTCGACTGCTGACTTTCGCTCAGTCTGCTTTGTTGGTGGTTGCCAGCCATGGTCCTTGGCGTGTTTGTAGAGTGTGCCAAGACTTACCCCATCTTTCTTTCCAAATGATCTCCAGTGGCTGTCTAGGTCCTTCTCGCCCTGGTATTTGCTGCCACTGGCCGACCAGGAATACCATGCGTTTTTGCCTTGCTCACCAAACTCTGAGTGCAATGCCTGGCCAATAGCAATCCAGTCTTCATAGTCAATGTCTGGGTTAATGCACTGAAGCGCCTCCAAGGCTCGACCAAAATCGTTTTGGCTGCCTCTTGAGAGCATTTGCGTGAAGTCAAACTGTGGCGTTTGCGCTTTGGCTTCTGGCTCTTGCAGCTGGATGCCAGCCTTGGCCAAGAATTCTTTGACTGTGCAGCCGATCTCTTTGATGTCACCGCGCATTGAGTCGCCAGTGAGCATGACATTCTTGCCTGCGCTGCCAGGATGGCCAAAAATTTCAACTTCCTGATGATTGCCAAGGTCTATTTTTGGAGGCAGGCTTGGGTCAGGCTTTGCCAAGAAAATGATGTGGCCACCCTTTTTGCTGTGGCTTCTTTCTGTCAGCAGGCCATTTTCTTTGGCCAGGTCCATGAGCTTGACCATGCGGATGTCGCGTGGCGCTGTTGAGCGCTTTGTGTCCAGGTCAAGAATGGTCAGCACCAGGTCATTGAACGGGTCAAAGGTCATGCGGCTTTGCATGAAGATGCCCCAATATTCGCAGTTCTGTGGCGGCTCAATCATCTGGGCCAGCTCTGCGCAGTTCACCAGCAAAGCCTGGTCAATGTCAGCACCAACACCAGCGCCAGTCTTTGAGACGGGAATTTTGGCGTGCGTTCCGTCTGCTTTAGGTTTGGTTTTAAAGCCGCAGAAGAGTGCTTCTGGGCATGCGTTGGCAATGGTGACTGCTACCGCGTAAGAGGGATGGGCCTTGGCGGCCAAGAATTCTGTGGACATCGATGAATCTTTCGATTACGAATCATGTAAAAAGCGCATCGGCAGGCAGTGATTCAGTCTGCTTTTCGGGAGCTACCCTAGCCGTGGCTTCAAATACTATACCACCTGGTATTAGAATGAACACTGAAATTCCTTTGTTTGGGTGTTTCATTTTGTTGGTTGCCCTTGAGTTTGCCCCTGGTCAGAGTTTGCGCTTGGACCAGGGGTTTCTTTTTGGGTCAGGGATTGGATTCTATGCTTTCAATGCAAAAAGCAAATTTGCCATATATGCCCAAAAGGCAATGAGAATGACCAGTATGTAAGACCAAACATGAATGTTCTTCATACTGCCACCTCCACTATGGGTCTTGCTCTTCGGTGCTTGATAGCTTCATAGACATACTTGATGGCTGCTTCTAGCTCACCAATGGTGCAAACATCTAGCTGCGCGTCATGGACCTCCATGCCCGTGTTCATGGCCTGCATCTCTGGGCCTGTGAAGACAAAGCGGCCTTTGACCACGCCTCTTTTTGCCATGTTGTAGATCGCGTCCTGGGCAGCCTTGATCTCTGGCGCATATTCCTTGCCAAGTGCTGGGTTGACGATGTGCAAAGCCTCAGCCATGTTCATGGCAGCGATCAGGACATCGACTTTGTTCTTGTCACCTTGGCCCTGAGTGATGTCGGATAAGGCTGAATGGTTTTTGATCTTCAGACTCACTGCCTCACCTGACTCGCTCATGGGTTTAAAGCCATTGATCACCCAGGCTACGGGGTCTGAAAAGACTTGGCGGGGTCTGTACTTGCTGCGCTTTCTCATGCTTGTCCCCTTGCTCGGATGGCGTCTGCGCATTCTTCTGCACTCATCATTCGGTTTGCAAATCTGTCGCACAAATCTGCACACGCCTTACGCTCATGCAAAATCGCAGCACTTGCTTCTGCGGCTGTTACAATGCGAAAAGACTCTCGCAAAGACTCACGCTCGGCATAAGCGACAAGGGCGGCAAAGCGAATTAGTTCTGCTTCGCTAAATTTCCAAGGGTGTTCTAATGGTTCAGCAATACTTGACAAACCGCCACCCGCCTCTCGTGCCATGCGAATAATGTCTTCTCTGTTCATTCTTTGGCCCTCACTAGGCTTGACGCAGCCACCTTCTCACCGACCAGGTCTTCGCTCACTTCGACACCAAGTTTTAAGACAGCGCTGGGGCTTTTAAGTTCCCACACCTGGTCATTGTCTTTAAATGCCTGCATGACCAGAGCCTCGTCCTTCCAGAATTTGGTCTTGCGGCCTGCACGCATGGTCCACCCTTGGATGGCCACGCCATTGGTCAGCTGGTCTTTGGCAGCGCTTTGCACTGCATCGGCCCATGAGGCCACCAGGACTGCCGTGTCCAGCATCTCAGGGGTGACAGTGGTGTCAGGCTTGAAGTCGCTCCTAGCGGCTTCCTGGACCTTCTCTCGCATGCTTGGACAAATGGTCTTGGCCTTGCAGTATCGGCATGCATCTGGAGACGGGCTTGTTGGTGCATCGGCTGTGAGCGCCAGCTCTGCTGCGGCTTTCAATCTTTCACCATGGTCAATGAGTTCCTGGCCAGTAACTGTCCACTTGCTATGGCCGACACGGGGCTGAAAGATGTGCATGGTGCAAGTGATGTGGCTGGGCGCTTTGAATTGCCTCATCGCGCCCAATGCATAGGTCAGCAGCTGCTTGTTGTCTGTGGCATCCACAGCCACACGGCCAGTCTTTAGGTCAACGACATGGAGGTGGTCGCCATCGACCAGGACGGCATCGGCTGTGCCGCCAAGCGCTGGGTGCAGGGACTTGAGGCCGCTGTCCAGGTTTACTTCGATGAGCTTTTTGCGCGGATTCTCGACCAGAGTGTTGACAAAGTCTGCATAAGCCTGGGCCATTGCAATGTGGTCCTTGTCGGTGTTGGCAGGGATTGGATTGCCAGACAGAATGATCTCAGACAGTTCATGGATTGCTGTGCCGATGGCAGCAGCCTCGCCTGCTGGCTCGTAAGGCATGAGGGACTCAAGCCTGTATGAGCCTGGGCATTGCATGAAGCGGTCTGTGCGTGATGCTGAGAGTCGGGCGTGTTTTCGGGTTTCATGTTGCATGGTTTCTCCTGGGTTAAAAAAGACTTTTTTGCACGGGTTGATTGGCAATCTTGTTTTGGAATTTCACTGCTTCTCGCCAATCGTTAGGGTTTTTTTTTCCATACGGGCCGCGAATGACCAGGCCATAGAGTCTGCTGAATATAGGTTGTCTCTGACTTCTTCCCACATCAACGATGTTGTTTTGATGCCAAAGCCATGAAGCTGTAAATCTGGCCGTTCTTTCTTGATGGCTTTCAGCACTTGGACAATGGAGCTTGGGCTGGCGTTGCGCTTGCAGACGCTGCCCACGCCAACATAAGCGCCATTTTTAAGCCTGTCGCCATACATTCGCACATGGTCCACATAGCTTTGTGGCGTGTATCCTTGCAGCACTGGCAAGATATACACACCAGTGTCTTCTGCAATCAATTGGTCATAGCGCTCAATGGTCAGGATTTGATGTTGTCGCACATTGAGTCCAGTTTTTCTGAGCATGTGGTCCTCGCACATATAGTCCTGGGCGACAGCTGCCACCAAATGGCCATTGGTCTTCCATCTTTTGATTTGGTCTGCATAGGCTTTAACTGGCTCTGGGTAGCAGCCATATTTGGCAATGGTCGTAAATGCACCAGAGTCCATGATCCACTCATTAACTGGAAAGCCAGATTTTCGGTTAGCCAGACGATTGACGCTGATGAATGCTCGGTCTAATTTGTCTGCTTTGCTTGGCATGTGCATGCCCACATAGAATTTCATGGCTGCACCTCAGATAATCTGACTGACCACATTGAGCTTCTTCAGCACTTTGGCCAAGACTGTATGGTCCAAGCTGGCTTTAATGGTCAATATGTAAATGACTGGGGGAATGCCTGATTTGTTGATATTTTCAACACGGCTGCTGGCCTGCTCCAATGCGCTTGTGGACCAGGTGCATTCGACAAAGACGATGGTGTCGGCAGCAGATAAGTCCACACCCTCAGACATGGCTGCAATGTTGCCGATGATGCATTTGGTCTTGCCAGCTTGAAAGTCTTGGATGGCCATGTCGCGCTTGAGCCTGGTGGTGTCACCCACCACGATCACGGGCTTATGGACCTTGAGTTCATCTTGCAGGGCTTGGACCACATCCTTGTGGTGCGCAAAGACCACCACTGGCTCGTTGGCCTGGAGCAAGTCATCGATGAAGTCGGCAGCATATTGGACCTTGCGCATTCCGGCCTCGCGCATAACCTCGGCCAGACCCTCAAAGGCCAGCAAAGCATTGGGGTTTGCGACCAAGGCATCGGCATCAAAACTTTGCTCCCGTTTGTCGTTGGGTAGGTCAAAAGTGATGAGGCTGACTTGCGGCTCTTTGTAGTCTTTGAAGATGTCTTCTTTCTTTCTGCGCAGCACATGGGGCTTCATCATGGCCTTGAGTTCTGGCAAGTTTGACGCGCCTGATGTGTCCAAGCCCCAGGGGGCTGACCACATCTTTGCGTACCTGGCAGCAAAGTCAAACCAGCCGCCCCGGTAGATGCCAAGGCCATGCAGCACGGGCCACAGCTCGATGGGCCTGTTTGGAATTGGCGTGCCAGACAAGGCATAAACATGATCGATCTTTTTCATGGCCAGCATGGCGGCCTTTGTCCTGGCAGCCTTTGGATTCTTGATCCGGTGACACTCGTCCAAAACCAGCGTGTTATATCTGTCACAGTGCGTTACACCATACTGCAAAACATCGTAGTTGATGATGGTGATATCGGCTGATGTGGGCGTTCCAGCCTCGCGTTTTCCATTGACCACATGGACTGAGACATTGGGTGCGAGCTTGTTGAAAGCCGCCTCCCAGACTGTCTTGGCGATGGCCGGGCAGACGATGAGTGCTGGGAGGTTTTCCAGAGCTGCTGCCGCTGTGGGTAGCGTCTTACCAACACGGGGTTGGTCGGCCAGGATGGCCCTGCGCCTGGAAAGCAAAAAGAGCTTGGCTTCTTGCTGATGGGGGAATAACTGCATGATCGTTTCCTTCGTTTAATTTGTTTGCATCATATCCGATTTGTGCTAAAGTGCAATTTCTGCAAACGCAGAAAACGATTAAATCGTTAAACCCTGTAAACCTTAAAAGGATCAAAAATGTCTACACGCGTTGTAACCGGAAAAGTTCGCTTCTCTTATTTCTCAGCATTGACTGCTCGTAAGAATGAGATGAATGGCAAAGAAGAGTTCTCGACCCAGGTGCTTGTTCCAAAGACAGACACCGAAACTGTGAACCAATTGAAAGCGGCAGCCAAGGCCGCATTGACCGCCAAGTTTGGTGACAAGATTCCAAAGACTGTGCGCAATCCCTTGCGTGATGGCGATACTGAGACCAAGTCTGATGGCTCACCACTTGGCCCAGAGTACGCTGGCCATTACTTCTTCAATACCAAATCGACCAATAAGCCTGGCGCGGTGGATGCCCATGGCCACGACATCATTGGCAGCCAAGACATCGTCTCTGGTGACTTTGGCCGTGTGTCTTTGAATGCTTATGCGTATGACCAGGCGGGCAACAAGGGTGTGTCGTTTGGCCTGAACAACATCATGCTGCTGGCCAAAGGTGATTCATTGGGTGGTGCAAAGCCATCTGCTGCATCTGATTTTGGTATCAGTGCCAGCGCCAAGCTAGTTGCTGAAGCTGTATCAGACAGCGACTGGTGATCTCTCTTCAATCAATTCATTGAGCGCAATGTTCAATTGATTGATTGATGTCCAAAGCGGCTCAACAGTCCCAGACAGCCATCGGCTCACCTGGGACTGCTGAATGCCAGCCCTGCTGCACACGGCAGACATGGTGATCTTGTGGGCCTTGGCCCTGTCCCTGATAGTGAAGATTGATTCCATGGCCGCATTCTAATTGCGGAATATGTATAAAAACAACACTTAAAAATAATTGTTGCAACATATTTTTAATCTGTCAGAATTCGTTACTCTTATTCAACTTAACGAAAGAAACCGATGAAACAGAAAATCATTACAGCCTTAATTGAATGGACCTTGGCCATCATTATCTTTGGTGGCATTGGCGTGATGTTGGCTTGGAGGGGGTGAGCATGAACTACGGCACAACACCCGATTGTCCAAAAGACTTGTTCCAGTTTGCCTGCTGCATTGAAGATGTCGAATTGACATGCTTCCTGGAATACAGCCCAGCCGAAAAAGGCTCGACAGATTCTTATGGCGCACCTTATGAGCCTGATTTAGAAGAGTCCATGACGCTGAATAACGCATACATTTCTGACACTGATGTGGACATTGCTCACATGCTTTTGCAGTCCCTGGTGGACCACATTGAAGTCTCTGCCCTGGAAAAATACAATGACAAACGAATTGCCTCCATCTATCGATGCTTCACTTGACCTGGTCAATGACCTTCTTTCTCCAGAAGTCTATGGTCATGCCATTCCGGCTGAAGTAAAAGCCCGTGCATTCGTTGTCAAAACGATGCTGGAGCGCTTGAAAGCACGAATGGAGAGTGGCACATGGCCAGAGGCTTAAAACCTCGCGTAGAGCCTGCCATCGCGGCAGCACTACAAAAGAAGTCAAATCTTTCCGATGTGGACCTGGCCAAGCTGTGCTTTTGCGTGCGCAGAAGTGCAGCCAGGGCTTTATTTGAATTTCACAAAGAGGGCCTGGTCCACATCTCTGGCTACACCAAGGTCCATGCCAATGGCCAGTATCGGCCACTGTGGTCATGGGGTGAGGGTGAAGATGTTGAGCCGCCTGGACCAGTGCCAGGCTCAGAGCGCATTAGGAAATACCGCAACAAAATGAGCGCAGATGATGTGGATTTCTTAAATGCCAGACGCAGGCAACAAAGACGGGTCATCAAGAGAGACCCTTTAATTGCAGCTTTTTTTGGGGGAACAAATGGAAATTGAAATACTTAAAAAATTGCTTGAACAAGCTCAAATCATTGAGGCAGAAACGGGACAAGCCCCAACAGCTGTTGAGGCTCTATCCTGGGCCATTGATGAAATCACTCACCAAAGAATGAGTCATAAGCCAGTAGACCTCCACCACTTGCAGCAGCCAGTGCAGCTGCCAATTTAGGGTCTATAAATCCAGCATGAGCTTGACCGCGAATGATCATGTCTCGCGCAGTTTCTGGTGACACATTCATTCGCTTGGCAGCCTTTTCAATTTGCTGAGAAAGCAATTCCAACTTTGGTGCGCCAATTGGAGATGTCACCCCAGTTGCACCAGAGCCAGCGCCCCACACAATAGCTTGAGCAGGCACTGCCTCAAGATTCATTGGTGCAGCCACTTCATTTTTCCACCATGGTCCAAGCGCTGTCATCTCTGGCACGCTAGCGCTTGCATTTGGCACTGATTCCACACCTTTTTTGGTTGTGGCGCCACGCACATCAGGCAGGCCAACCAATCGAGACCAGTGCGCGTCACCCACTGGCCATTGGGTTTGGAATCCAGTTTGTGGCACACCAGAAGCATGGATATAGCTTGGCACTTTAGCCGATCCCATATCAAGAGCGCCAGACTCCACATACTTTGACATTGGTCCACTGTGAGCTGTACTGTGGTACGGGTGGCCAATAATGGCGCGCATATCTTGTGGGAAATCAGCGCCACGCCTAAATTCAGCAAGACCACCAAATTTTTGGAAATCACCAAATCGACCTTGGTTTGCCAACCAGTTGGCAGCAGTTCCACGATTAAATTCAGTCAAGACCTCACTGCCTGGTGAGGCCATGCCAGTCAATGCATTGAATTTGTTGTATTCAGCAATTGCTTGCTGTGGTCCATAGATTTGTTCAAAACGCTTAAACAATGGGTCCATGGTGTACCAAGCACCCATGCCTTTGTACAGCTCTGGATATTGTTCTGCTTCGCCAATGATATTTTGTAGGCGCTGAGTGTTGCGTGGGTTTGTGACTTCGCCAGCATGAGCTGCACCCTTGGCATTTGCAGCTGCTTTAAATGGTCTGTCTGTAATATTGCCTTGGCGCTGACCTTGTTGTGACATTTGCCACAAATCATCTCTAGTTACCCCAAACAATTGCTTCATTATTGGGTCTTCTGGCGCCACTCGTCCAGCAGCTTCAGCGACAAGCTCCTTGGGATTCTTATAAATATCAGGATAAGCAATGCGCTGTGGTCGCATAACAGTCGCATCTTTTTTGGTAATGCCTTTAGTCATACCCATTGGTGCAAATGCCAATGGTCCAGCCTGGGCCATTTCTGTCAATTGAGACAATGCAGCTTTATCTGTCACCTTGGCTGGATTTCTTGGATCGCCAAATGCCTTGTCATAAAGGTCTTGAAACTTCTTGTCTTTGTCTTCAATATTCAAAAGACCAGCGCGGATTGATCCACCAAGACCCTGCATCTGCTGGGTGCGCTCTGGACTCTGCATCCATCCCAAAACATCATCAAGCAATCCAGCCATGTTTACTCCTGTGCGCCAATAGCAGCGCCAAATCCAAGCTCTTCAGCCTTTTTGCGCAGTGACTTGGCCAGTGGCTCGACCTTCATCACATTCGCCTTGCTCATCATAGTTGCAGCCAACTTGGGGTCAAGCATAGCTTCAACCAGCAATTGCTGAATCTGCTGGTCCGGCAATTTATACAAAAAGTCCAGTGGGCGCGTCATGGTGCGCAGTGTCGTGTTGTCAGCCATGGACTCGCTAAACACTCGGCCAATCAGGTTGCCCATGCTCATGTTCTGGAATGTGTTTGAACCTGGAGCTTTCACGCCTGGTGCAGTTGCAGCCTGGCCACGATTGATCTCATTGATGATGTTGTCCAAACGGCTCTGAGCTGCTGGAGACAATTGAGCGCCAATTTCATCAGCCTTTGCAGCCACTTGTCTGCGCAGGGCAGATGCTGCCAAGACTGGCTCACCCGTCATCAAGTTGGGCTGACCAGTTGTGACTTTGGACTCGATGCCTTGCAATAGACGCATCTGGTCAATGGCGCTTGATGACTTCTCAAACTGACTCATGTAATTCTTAAAGCCTGGAGCGCCAGATTCGATCACATTGTCAATGACTGGTAGCAGTTCGGCCAGTTGACCTTTGGCCAAACGCAAGTTTGCCTGATCGCCTGCCAACTTTCCGGCCATGGCATCTGTGATGTCTTTTCGGACACTGTACAAAGCCATGGGATCAATCGTGCCAGTCTCTTTGTCCACGCGCTTGGCCAACAGCTTGCTCACATACTGCATGGCCTCATCCACTGTCTGGCGCTGCGTAGCTGGATTGGTCATGATGCCTGAGATGGCATCGGCAATTGGTAATACGCTCACTGGCTGCTTTTGTGCAAATGCAGACTCACGCATTGGGCCTGTAATGCTTGCTCGTTTGGCTTCAGCGTAAGGGATAGAGCCTGGCTGAGTCGCATCACCAGCACGGCCACCAAGTCTGCGGAATGACTCAAGCAAAGCCTGCTGATTTGCAGACAGCACATTAGGGAATGCACCAGACTGGTCCAATGCGCGAATGGCAGTCTCAGCCGCAGCCAGACCAGGATCACGCGCACCAGCAGCTGTGGTCACTCGCACACCTGGCACTAGTGGCTGGGCCTGCTGCAAATTGAGTGCTGCTTGTTCTGGATTTGTGGCCAATCGATTCAAGACATTGCCAACAATAGTTTCTCGGCCTGCTTGCGTGAATGGTTTGACCAATGCACCAGGCGCTTCCAAGATTTTTTGTGTGGGTGTGAGTTTTGGACCGCCTGGTGCGACCATGCCTGCAAGCATTGCACCGCCAATTTGCAGGGCTGGTGGCGCGTTACCTTCACGCAACATGCCGCCAGCGCCAGCTGCGGTCAGTGCAGCAGATGACTGGGCCTGTGGACTGGCAGCAAAGAATTTTGCCAGCTCTGATGCCATTCCTGGCAGTTTAGGCGCCATTTCACTTGCAGCACGGGTGACACCACCAGTGCCATAACCAGCAGTGGCCACATCCTGGATGATGCGCTCTTGGGCTGTTCTGGGCTGTGGAAAACCAACAGCAGACAATGTCTTTTCAACAGCCTGGGTTTGTGTCGGCACACTTGTTCCAGCCGCCAGGTTGAACAGATTAACCATGGGATCAACCACCATGGGCAGCATGCCGCCAGCAGTCAATGCAGCCTGGGCCATGGGGCGTGTGGCCAGGCCAATCTGGCGGCCTAATGTGTCTGGTGTTTGTGTAGATGCAATTTTTTGCAATTCCATCGGTGAAGTTGAATTTATAAAAGCAGCAATCTGCTCATCACTTGCGACATCTGGAAATTGAATAGTTCCAATGCCTTCAATGTTGATTTTTTTCATACTGCCTCACTCAAATTCAAATCGACCATTACGAAACACCATTCTTCTTTCGGTCACTGGAGCTGCTGGCGCAGTAGCTGGTGATGTTGCAAGTGGCGTGTAAGGCTCATAAGCCTTGCCTGCCGCCTTTTGCATACCAATGGTGGCCACACGCCTTGCTTCAGCTTTCTGAGCCAACTTCTCTGGACTGTCTCCAACTTGCGGGAAATAAGTGTTGTATTCCTGGACCATCTCGTCTTTGCCAATGGCAGCTCCAGACTCTTTGCGCAGTTTGGCACGAATCCAATCTTGCGCAGCCTGGTCATACTTCTGAGTCTCAACACTTTGACCAGTGCGTGCAATTGCGCCACCGACAAATGGGATAGCCTCTGCTGCGCGAGTTCCCCATCCTGGTTGAACCCCGGCAGGCAAATTGTTGATGATGCTATTGGCCAGCTCCATGCGCTGGGCAAATCCGGCAGCAGTCGATTGCGCTTCTGTTGGCTGACCACCAGATACGCCTTTTACTTGTTGACCACCAGCACTGACCACTGGCAAAGCTGCACCACCAGGCATTTTTGGCACATAGACAAAACCTTCTGGGGTTTCTTTTATCTCTGTTGCACCACGGGCAAATTCAGCCTGGCGAATAGCAAGGTTTGCAGCCTCGCTTGGTGACATTGCCATGGCAAATGATTCTTTGCCAGTAAGTTTTGACTTATCAACAGCAACAACTTTATTGCCTAAATTCTGCAAAACAACATCGCGCTTTGGTCCAAAACCTTCCATGGTCTGGATTTTTCCAGACTTGAATTGCTGGACCATGATGGGCTTGCCAGTGGTATCAGTCACCTCGAATGGCTGGCCAACAACTTCAGCACGGGGATTTAATTCTCTGGCAATGTCCTGGTAGCGTTTGGCATCTTCACCTTTACCAGCTGCTGCATAAATATCTGCAATTTTTTGATATTGAGCAGCCTTAATTTCATTGTCGCTTGGCTGTGGAATGGCACTTGCCAATGCGGCACGATCAACAGTTGGACCAGCTTGCATTCCTGGTGCTGCAAGCGCAATCTGAGCTGGACTCAAGCCAGCTGGCGTTCCAGTCAAAATGCCTGCGACTTGACCTTGTAATTCTTGAGCGCGTTTGGCTTCTTGCAGTTTTTGGGCAATCATCAAATTATTGATGGCGCTTGCTGTGCCTTTTTCATAAGCACCTTGGCCAGCTTGCAGGGCAGAGCCAAGTGCTTGGCCCAGACCAATGCGCTGTGGGCCACGGCCACTTGCTTGAAGCAAAGCAGCAGCTGCTGCCAATGATGACTGCAAGCCCAATTGCTCCTTTTGTTTAGCTGTTAACAGTTTTTCAAGTTCACTATCACCACCGCTAAACATATTGCCTAGAAGACCGCCTAAATCAAAGTCTGCCATTTTTTACCCCTTAACTGCCCAAAAGGCCAAGCAAAGCACCGCCACCAATTGCCAGCGGGTTGCCTGGGAATAGTTTTGCACCAGCCAAAGCACCACCCAATGCGCCAGACGCAGGGTTTGAATACTGCGGTGTCGTTGACTGCATACCAAGATTGGCAGGCTGCGCACCTAGTGAAGACTGCACCACACCCAGGCGTTGTAGGCCAATGTTGCGAATGGCATCCATCTGCTGCTGGTCCAGAGCCTGACGCGCACCACCAGCGCCCATGACAGCTTGAGCGCCACCAAGACGCAATGCTTGCTGCTGGGCAGCCAAATTGCCAAGCTGACTTGCACCGCCCAAGCGCAATTGCGCACCTTGCAAGCCTGCTTGCTGATTAGCAATGTCGGCTGCTGATCTGCGTGCAATGTCGGCCTGCTGCATGGCCATTGCCTGATTGAATGCTTGCTCGTTCAAAGTCGTGCCTAAGTTGGCAGCCTGCTTGGCAAACCCTTGGTTTGTCAGAGCCTCGGCCACACCTTGGCGTGATCCACCAAACGCACGGGCAGCCGTGGCACGCTCACCAGTTTGCTGAATGGCAGCCTGGCGTGCAGCTTCCAAGTCGGCCAATGCGTTGGTACGCACTTGGCTTGTGTATGGATTCATGTACTCGCCAATTGATCCTGGTCCAGTCATGCCAAGATTGGTTTGCTGCGCTGTGATTGCAGCAGGCTGATAAACGCCACCATAAGCAGCCATCTGGGCTGCCAGGTCTGTGCCAGTAATGCCTGGGCCAGCAAGGCCAGCGTTGACCAGGGCTTCCTCGCCTGCCTGGTACATGGGGTTGTAGCCAGCAAACTGCTGGACTGGCAATGCCCCGGCAACACCTTGAGCCTGCTGAAAGTTGGCCAGGAATGCTTCTTTGATCTGAGGATCAATGGAGCTTGTGCTTGTAGTTGTTCCACCTTTTGACATATTGCCACCTTATCCCAGTAAAGATTTCATTTTCTTGGCAGGCACTTTGCCTTCATTGATCATGTCCAAAAGTCCTTTTCCGTATTTATCGACTGAAGACTTCTTGACAACATACTCGCCAAGATCAAGATTGACAGCGCCATCATCTGGACCAGGAGGATTGCCGCCAAACATCAGGCCACCATGGACCATGCCGCCTTCTGCCAAGCCATCAGAAATTTGACCGCCAGAGCTTTGAGCCGCTGTTTCGGCAGCAGTCTTGGCCACATTGGCTGCTGCGATCTGGTCATAAAGACCTGGGTTATAGCCACCAAGCGCTTGGCCTGCGACCACGCCAGCGTATGGATTGCTCATTGGTTGCATCTGGCCCATGATCAAGCTGTAAGGTGATGCACCACCAGTGACTGCCGGGTTGTACTGCGCACCAGGCATGATGGACTGATAGTTCTGAAAGTTCTGTGCAAAGCCTTGTGTCGCACCAGCAAATGGCATAGTGCCAGCACTGGTCTGATAGCCAGTTGTCTTGCCAGCTTGCTCAGCTGCAAGTTTTGCCTGGCTTGCCAAATAATCCTGATAAGCCTTTTGATTAGCTGCAATCTGTTGCTGATTCTTCAGAGCATTCAAGCGCTGCTGCTCTGCCCATGCAGCCTCATTGGCCTTTTGCTGTGCAGCCCAATTTGTTGTATTGCTTGCTTGAGCCTTGGCCCATGCAGCCTCATTGGCTTTTTGCTGGGCAGCCCAATCAGTCACATTTTGCTGCTGCTGCTTGGCCCACTGTGCTTCACGGCCAGCAAGCTCATCCATGGCTGCTTTGTTGTAGGCAATTTCTTCAGCAGTTGTTGGTGTGGCAGCCTCAAGACGGGTTTGAACATCACCAACTGGAACACCTAAAGCACGCGCAACATCAGAGGCACTGATGCCGTACTGATTCATATTGCTTTCGATTTGCGCATCGCTCAAGCCTTGGGCCTGCGCTTTTGCGTATGCATCTGCCAGGTTTTTATCGTATTGCTCTTGGCTGATGCCGTTGGCCAATGACCATGCGAGTCCTGCTGAAGTTGCCATATTTATCCCCTAAAGTTCCTTTGCCATTACAGACCATTGTGGGCTGTAACCTTCGTCTTTCAAAAATGTCTTTGACCAGCCTCTTCGGCCTGCCAAAGTCACCCTGGTGCAACCAATAGATTTGCCCCAGGATTCGATCAATGGTCTCATCCTTGAGAGTTCATCTAGGTCTCCACCAGCCAGAAAATAATGCAAATTCTTGAGCCTGGGATAGACAATGATCTCAGTCAACACCACCGAGTCTTTGGCTGGCCACAGCTGCAATCTGTGATCCTGGACCATCTCAGCGACATCGTCAAAATTATGGGTGCCGCCAGAGTATTCTAAGGCAGCCTCCGCATGGTGGCGTAGCCTCTCCAAATGTTCTTGGTCGCTCATCGCTTGCCACTTGGCACAGCCTCTAATCTCATCACGCCAATGCGCCAGTCAGCCAAAGTGTTGCCAGTCACCCGCATATTGACTTGGCGGCCAGAAAACCTCACTGAAGTTGGGTTTGCTGCCGTGTATGGCCCAAATGAAGATTGGCTGCCTGTGGGGTAGTTTCTGGTCTTGAATGACACCACTGCCTCACCCAGTGTTTGCTCATCTGGCACGACTTGTCGCACTGACATCACATTGTCGCCATTGCCTAATTGGACTGGTCCAGTCTCTGCATAGACACTGGCCGACCCATAGTCAAAGCCAACTTCATGCTCATAGATGTAGCCATCGCTTGAGACCATCAAAGGATAAGTAAACACGCCAGCGTCAGCACCAGAAAGTCTGGCCATCAATCCAATGTTCCAATGGTTTTCTCTGTAATTGAAAGTGACATAACTGTCATTCTCATTGCTCGATGCACTTGGATAGAACCACCAGATTTCGCCATATTTGCTCACATGGACCGCATAAATCTTACTTGCCTGGGCAAAATTGATATTGTCAAAAATGTAGTCCGACACATCACTTGGCAGTGGCTTGACATAGCCGTCATAAATCCAGAAGCCTGACTTAGACATCCAAATGGCCGCAGTGTCAATGGCCGCCACAGACTGGGCCGAAATGAGACCGCAGCCAGAGCCAGCCTTCTCAAAGCCATAAACGAATGGAGCGCCAACATACTGGGCCGTGTGGACATCCACATCGGTAAACAGCAGATTGACACCCTTCACGCGTTTGCCAGCGATGAGTGAGCCAGGTGTGGCCAGGTCATAGTCGCCTGCCAGGTTGTCGCCTGCTGGTGTCCAAATGGTGTTGTTCTCCTGGTCGCACCACTGCACTTTGCGTGGATTGCCACCAGCGCCAAGGGCAAAGATGATGCGCTCTTGAGTGACCAAAACGGCCTTGTTTCCAGTCGGTGCATTGGTGATGGCTGCTGCTTTGGTTGGTCCTGAAAAGCCCAATTGCCACTCATAGAGTTTGCCATCCCATGATGAGCATGCGACCAAATACTCACCCCATGTGTCCATGGACCAAGTGGTGGCAGCAATAGGAGTGCCAGTGTCTGGCCGCGCCACGCCATAGGCAAATGTGCCGTAAGAGCTGTACCCGTATCCAGTCAGCACTGTTGAGCTTGCGTAGCCCGTTGTGAAGCCCGTGGGCGTGATGTCTTTGAGTGTCCCAGCCTCATTCATCACATAGAGCTTTGAATGTGTACCGGCTGCAATCCATCGGTTTGCACTGTTGTCGCGCCAAGTGATCAGGCCACGGCATGAACCTGTCATCTGTGAGCTTGACCTGGTGCGCCATCCATTGATGGGACGCAGTGTCCCTTCATACCAGCGCACTAGGTTTGCGTCATACCAGCGGCCTGCTGCCTGGTATTCCGTACCATTGCGAAAGACTCCTGGGGGCAATTTAAGTGGTATGTACATGGCAGTATTAGGTAATGTTTGAGACAAATGTCATTGTCGCAATAAGTGATGCCGTTGAGGGGTAATTGCCTGATGCGGCATAAGACTGAATGCTCACCTGAGTGCTGTCAGTCTCCCACCACAATTCAACATAATCAGTTGCGTTTAGACTCAAAAAGTAATTCCAACCGACAAGGGCATGGCCATTGATTGCACCATGCTTGCTTGGCACTGCAAAAAATCCAGTTGAGCCAGTGACCACAGTCCCGTTAATCTTGAGCCAGACCCGAACATCATGGTCCTGTGAGTCTGGGTTTTCAAATTGGCCAGACCATTGCAAATTCCAAATGCCAGCATCAGCCACTGTGATCCTGGAATTGCTCACGACACTCACGCCATTGGCGTAATCGACAGTATTCAAGGTCATGGCATAGGCCGTGTTGGCCAGCGCTGCCGTTTGGTCCACAGTGCTTTCAAATGCACCATAAGGGTTGTTCATAAACCGACCACCCCGTGGCCCAAACAAAGACCCCAAGACTGTTGACAGCTTCTTGAAGTAAGTATTTAGCGAGCCATTATTTTCATTGAAATGCCTGCGCTCATAGACCTCGGTCGCATAACCGATTGCGGGTGGTGCTGGATTCTCAATTTGTTGTGTTTGGCTGGCCATGGCTCAATTTTGCCACCTTATGCCATGTCTAAACCAGCGGCTTTGACTTCTGCCACGCGCCTGCCCCAGCCTTTGCCAAATGTGTCCCAGGTGGGCAGATCGTGCAAAAAAGACAAGCGCCTGTCGTTGTATGCGTTGACCAGCTCTGCCGCATCCATGCTGGCCACGGCCTGCAAAGTCTTTGGACCAATGCCGCCATCAGGCTCGACACCCACAGCCGCTTGCAGCCACTTGGCAGCCCTGCCTGGGCCAGAGTTGATCGCAGCGTCAAAGACGCAATAATCGACACCCGCAGGCAGATCATCTCCCTTGACCTTGTCCCAGTATTTGGCTTTGTACATTGGGCCGACAATTTCCGGAGTTAGGCCGCGCATGGTCCTCTCATCGACCTCATGGCCCACCCACTCTTCCCAGACCCGTTTGGTCACGCCAAGATTGGTCATGCCACCAGGATCACTTGGGTGGTTGACATAGCCACCCTCATGGTGCAGCACTGCTTTCAAACAAGATTCAAAGTTCTCTTTCATTTTTTCACCCTATCAGCAATTTTTTCCATGGTGCGACCACCAAAATAAAAAGACATGACCAACATGCCCCACTGGCCCAGCAATTCAACATAAGCCCCACGGGTTTCATATTCAAAGATGGAGGCAATGGCAAACCCAGAATAGGCCACCAAAAGGAATACAAGGGTCAAGGGGCGTATATTTTTGCTCATCCATGAGTCACTACCCATGTCAGCTTTTAAACGCTCTGTCAGGTTATTTTGCTCAACCTCAAACAGCTTGGTCTCATTGGCCATCTTGGCCAGCTCACCATCCTGGGCCATCTTCTGGAGTTCAAGCTGGGCCTTTGCTTTGGCCTCTGGGTCTGGAATGAGTTTGTCAATGAGCTTGCCACCCACTTGCATCAGTGCATCTAGTCCGATCATTTTTTCTCATCCTCTACTTGATTGAGTTTGATACCACTCAGGAATCCAATCATGCCGCCTATAAGAGTAGAAAAAGCGGGTGAAATCATTTTGAAAATTTCCCCGTTGTCCACTTCCTTGGCCCACAGCCCCAACAGAAAGGCCATGACCATGGCCAAAACAGAGAAGCACAGGGTGATGCTGATCATAAATGTCACCCAGAATGTAAGTTTTTCTCTCATTGTTATTTCCATGGTTTACCTCACACATAAAAATCCAGTTTTCGGTTTGTAAATATTTCCAATCTAAGTTTTTGCTGCTCTGCCCGTTTGTTGTACAGCTCCAACAATATATCGTCAATCTTTCTTTCTGCTTTGGCAGCCTTGACTGCCATTCGATATTCCTCCTGGTGCTTTTCAATGCGTCTTTGAGTGGCATCAGTCTTGTCTGGATAGCCAGATGCATCGACCATTGGAAACCAGCGAATTTTGTCAATCATTTTGGTTTCTCCCTTTGCACTGCTCTTTCGTAAAAATAAAGCACCTTGCCTCTCAGCTCCTGGGAATCAGCGACACCGGCCCACTCGGCCAGTTTGTTCCAGATTCCCACCAGCTGCTCTGCTGTACAAGAGTCACCATTCCTGGTCAGCCACATGGACATTTGCTCATGCCTAAGACTTGGATTGCCTATCCAACTGACATTGTAGAGATCAACAGGGTTGCACCTTGTTTGCTGGGCCAGCACAAGGACCGAGAAAAGAAAAAGTGAAAGAATGGCCCATCTCATCTCATTGCCCAAATAATGATGTATGTACCCCAAACGACAAATGCCGTGATGCAGGCCGCAGCGATGAGTGCCACGGCCCAGTCTTTCATAGCCCGAAAATCTTTTTGACGAATTCGGCAGCCACACCTGGTCCAAGCAAAACGGCCAAGATTGCAGCGTAGAGCAGATATTCAATCTTGGTCATTCGCCTGTCACCATCTTTTAAGGTGTTGGCAATGGAGTTATATCGCTCTGCACAAATGGCTTCATGCACCGCCAGGCGCTTATCAACATCAGCATCCATGATTTATCCAACACTGTATAAAGAAGTTCTATGTTTAGGATCAATTCTGCGTGCTAATTCTTCAGCATAGTATTGCATCCCCCAAGGTCCGTTAATACGGGCATCGTACTTTTCTGGTGGAACAAATAGTTTGTTTGTGTCCTCAAAACGGCCTTCTTTGATTCGGTCAACCCAGACTGTAAAGTCAGCGCCAAATGCTTCACGGGTTTCTGGTGTTGGGCAAACAAAATCTGCAATTACATAAGCACCATGTCTACTTGCAATGTCACATAAAACACCCATGCGTCTTGCTTGCTCTAATCTGTCTTCAATACTAAATCCAAGGTCTTTGTTTATTTCTTTACGAATTTCATCAGCATTAAAATGTACGCACGACAATTCTCTTGCCAAGGCTTCGGCCAATGTTGTTTTACCAGCGCCAGGTAATCCCATGATTAAGATTTTCATCCCTTAACCTTATAAAGTTGCTTTATTGAAAACTCTGGTGTGGGACTACGCCAAAACTCTTTTCCAGAATATTTGTCCCATACTGATTTTGGCAGTATTGATGGGCGCTCTTGCCAGGTGACTTCTTTTCTGACTGTATGCAAACTCTTCATGTTTAATGCTTTGTCAAACACTTCATTTTCATATTCAACATTTTTGAAATCATGGTCAAAATAAGGCTTACCAATAAACCCATAAATCTCACGCATAACACTCTCAGGTTGTTTGCATAAAGATTCATATTCAACCAGCAAAATCATGTCTGGGTTTAGTAGTAATCCTTCTTCTAAGAAGTAATAAGGCTTGACAACTTGACCTTCTTTTTTGACATCCATCAAAGCATCACATCTTGTCGTGACTGTTTGCCTTGATTCATCATCTGTCAAAGCTGCACCATACAAAGAGTTTTTAGCTGAAATACGCTCAAAGCTGTCAAGTATCCAAGGCAGATCACGCACGCAACAAATGATCTTGGTCTGTGGATAAAGTTCTTTCAGAAGTGCTGTCTTAGAAGTCCATCCCCTGCTTGTGTCAAATACAGTTTTGGGAGTGACTGTTTTGTAATATGCCTCAATGACATCTTTAAGTATTTGCTTGCGTCTTTCTTCATCAATCAAATGATTGCTCTCGCTTCCGGTAATGACATTGATGGTTGATGCCACCAAGCTCTGCACGGGTGAGGAGATATCTGCATAAAACTCAGGGTTTTGACGCAGAATCGCTGAGAGCAGGGTTGATCCTGATCTTGGCAAACCAGAGATGAAGAAAATTTCTTTCACTCTGGAATCCAGTTTAATGTGGTTTCATCCCATTGATAGCGCACATTGCCACCATTCATAATTGCATCCACTGGTCTTGGCACTGGCGCGCCCCAGGTCATTGTGTCTGGATAACCAATCCATGATGGATATGGTTTACGCGCCAAATGTTCAGCAGTTTTAGCTGCGTTGTATTCACTCTCAGTCAACACTTGCAAAACACCAGCAATAGATGTGTCAGCATCATCATCGCAAGTTCCAAAGTATTTGGGGGCGCGTAAATATGTGCCATCAGATGCTAATTCAACAGGCCATGTTGACTTGTCTTGCCACAAAATAGTCAATCCTTTGACATTAGGCATTGATGGGCCTGTGCGCTGTGGTTCAGTTGTGCAAGGTATTTTTGTTACTGCATCAACTTCTGTTACACAAATATACATTGTGATTTTCCTTATAAGAATTTAAACTGCAACTCTGCGAACAGCACGCGCTCTAAAATAACTGACTTTGTAATAACTGCCTTGACCGCCATCATAAAAAGATTGGAATCTAGCTCTATTTCCGATGCCAGTGTCTTGAGTGCTGGTCCAGTATCTAACTTCTGCAAACTCTTGGGCTTGCCCTGATTGAAATAAAGTCGCAGATGTTTTTGCTGGAGTGCCAGATGTGTATGTAGAGCCTCGGCTTGGGACAGCGTTTGTGTTTACACCTGATCCAGTATTGTTTGTCTTAGTCGATGGCTTCAAATTGTAGTAACAAACTTCCAACTCATTTTTAGCTGGCAAATACCAATCAGTAAATCCACCAATATTTGCAGATTCACAAAACTGTGCTGCTGGATGAGCTGCATCGTTCATTGATGAGCTATTAGATGGACCATTGATGTCTGATTCAGCACCAGAGTCATAAGCTCCTGATGTTTTGAAAAATACCGAATTAGTTTGCCCAGAAGATACAGGGGCAACAATTAAATTGTAATCAGCAACTCCATTGCCAGCAGTTGAAATTTGGCCAGCAAAATAACCGCCACCTAAAGCCTGGCCAATAGTAAGACCAAATGATCTTTGATTTTGGAAAACAGCTTGTAAAGCACCACTCATGTCAATCCACTCCCTGAGATTAGCCAAGTTGTTGAAGTCATTTTGATTGCAGTAGCAGACCCATACTGGGCCAAAGTGCGTGAGCCTGTTGTTCCAGCAGAAGATAAATACATCGTGTCAGTATTGATTGCAATTGTTACTGATTGAGATGTCATATTGATAAATGTTATTGCAGTTCCAAGTGGGTAAGCAACAGAACTATTTGCTGGAATCGTAAATGTTCTCGCATTTGCATCAGTTGATGGGTGGAGTATTACTTTTCCCGCATCTGCCAATACTGCTGTATATGCTGCACTTTGACTATTTATAGGAATATTTTTGAATCCGACAGAATCTGTGCCATCAGCTGTGCAATTTGTTAAGTTACCTGATGTTGGAGTGCCTAAAACTGGTGTGACAAGTGTTGGGCTTGTGGACAATACATTATTGCCAGAGCCTGTGCTTGTACTAACACCAGTACCACCCTTTGCAACCTTCAGCACCGGGCCAGCATCAAACAATGCGTCAATGGTGTCCAGGTCGCTGTTGAGCTTTGTACCCCAGCTGTCAGTAGATGCACCGACTTCTGGTTTGGTCAGTAATAGGTTGGTCGTTGTGGTATCAGCCATTTTTCACCTCATGCGGCAATTTGCCAGGATTCACTATTATCAGCAATTGGCGACCAACTTTCACTGTTGTCGCTAATTGCGTCCCATGTTTCTGATTGGTCAGATATTGGTGTCCAGGTCTCTGAATTGTCAGAGATTGCTGTCCAGGTTTCTGCCGTGTCGTTTTCGTCTTCCCATTTTAGTCTTGCATTGACTGCCATGGATGAGCTTGCAGCAATGACCACCACAGCTTTTTGTGTAGTGTAGGCCGTTGCCTCCATGTAGCTGTAATCATTGATGACAATGCTATTGTTGACAATGACCGATGTGGACACATCCATGGTGGATGCATCAACAATGTCAAACGCGCCAAATGCCACCCTGGTGGCTGCAATCGATGCCGTGCTAGTGTCGCTAATGATGATGTCGCCAATGGCATACCTGACACCATCCACGGCCATGGAGCTTGTGTCACTGATGGTGGCTGCGCCAATTGCATACCGCACACCATCCACCGCCATGGAGCTTGCGTCACTGATGGCCAGTGATGCAGACATGATTACATTTGCGTCAATCGTGACTGTGCTTGTGTCAGATATCAGGACCTCTGCAAACGCATATCTGGTGGCTGCCACCGACATGGTGGATGTGGCGCTGATAGCCACTGTTGCATTGGAAACCACAGTGGCCGCAGTGGCCATGGTGGATGTGGCGCTGATGGCCACAGTTGGCTCAAATGAGCCTCTGGAATAGTTGCCCTTGCCGTAAGAGCCGTAGCCGTAGCCTACCCTTGGATCAGAGTATTGACCAGCGCCAAAATTCCCCGATCCATAGGCAGCCATATCAAGCCAAAGTGATGCTCAATGAACCAGCTGGAATACGCAAGACATCACCATTGTTGATGGTGCGTGCTGTTGAGAGTGGCGACCAGGCCAAAAGGTTTCCACCCGTAGAGGCATCAAAGATGCCAGCCCAGCCGATTGATCCCCAATTGCCACCGCTGGCAGCTGCAAACTCGATGGCCGCTGCATTGGTGAATGTCGTGGCTGTGCCAGAGCCTGAGATTGTGCCAGTGACCACCCGTGCGTAGGCGTTGCCAGATACCTCAGTACCGCCACCAGTGTCGCTTGGTGCAGCCGTGAAAAGGCCAACATACCAGGCCGTGGGGCGTGTGGCTGAGTTTGTTGTGAAGACCCAGGTCAAAACCAGGTTTTCGGTGTAGTCGGTAAAAGATGACATGGTCTAGTCCTTATCCAAAAGTCTTTGCACGGGTAAGCAATGCACCACCAGAAGATGCACCGCGATCATCGGCTGTTTGTAAATCGTTCAAGGCTCGCTCATACAGCGTTGCCCATGTCTGAATTCTCGCATCATCTTGCAAGTATGGTGCAGCCTGCAAGAGTGATCCATACAGATAAATGTCAGGACTTGAGGCCAAAAGCCAGTTGCTGGTGTTGCTAGTTGATAACTTTGACAACTTTGCGTAATAGGTTAGCTCAGTTGTGTATGTGCTGTCTGGTGTTGGCACGATGCGCAGCTGGCCACCAACAACACCAAAGAATCGTGGCTTGCCACTGGCTGTGTATTCGGCAGCCTTCTGGTCCAAGGCATCAATGCTCAAAAACTCCAATGGAGTCTGTGGATTGGTGCTGGTCAGTTTCAGAGATTTGGTTTCTAAGAAGTCGCTTGGCACAGCGCCATATTGCGCATCAAAAGACGCATTGGCCCGGACAATCATTTGCCTGGTGCGCAATGTGCGTTCCACTTGCGCCTCGGCCAGAGAGATAAAGTCAGGGATAACAGAAGTCAGGTCTGAGCGATTAAGCCAGTCACCAATGGATGTCTTCAGTTCTGCGTATGTTGTCAGTGCCATTATTGGGCCTCTTTTTCCATTTCCTCTTTCACAATCCAGGTGTGGTCATGGCGAAACTCAAATGTGCCAATGTGGCCAATTTCCTTTGAGACATCATGGTCGATGTAGATTTT